GGTGACTTACCTAGTGCTACAAGTTGGAGAGGTATGTTTGCATGGGCAAACAATACTAAGACTGCATACGTTTCCAGCGGAACCACAATGGGTGGTTACAATGGTTGGAGAAAAATACTTCACCAAGACATGTATGGTAACTACCAGACTGTTGGTGTTATAACTGCATCTAAATTTTCTGGTGATGGTTCTTTACTTACTGATCTACCTTCTACAGATAGTATTTGGAGATCAAACTCCACTGGTATCAATACAATAGGCAACGTTGGTATCGGAACTACCAATACACTAGGATATAAACTCAGGGTTGTAGGCAATATTGACCTTGATGGTCGTTTAGATGGCACTGCAACAGATAATATCTTACCACACTTATGGTCTGCATACTCAGCTCTACCATCACCATCGACATATCATGGTCAGTTTGCACACGCACACGATACAGGTAAGGCATATTTTGCACATGCTGGTGCATGGATGGAACTTGTCAACAAAAATGAAGACACGACTGTAGGAACAGGAACTGAGAACTATAGAGTTGGTGTTCTGACTGCAACTACATTCTATGGAGATGGATCTAATCTAACAGGAACTGGATCTGGATATGCAACCACAGCTGGAATCGCAACTCTGGCAAGAGGTTTAACTGGATCACCAAACATCACGGTTGGTATAATAACTGCGACAAGCTTTGTTGGTGATGGTTCTGGACTAACTGGTGTTACTGCTTCTGGTACTGGTATTATAATCAGAGATGATGGTACACTCGTAGGAACCATTGGTACTATTAACTTTGGTACAAATCTATCCGTATCTGCTGCATCCGCTGGTGTTGTAACAGTCACTGCATCAGGTGGTGGCGGTGGTGGTATCTCTGGCATGGTATACCAAGAGGAAGGATCTACCGTTGGTACTGCACAAACAGTTAACTTTATCGGAGCTGCATGTACAGTAAGTCATAGTGGTGGAGTTGCAACTGTTAACTTGGCAGGAGCAGTTCCTTTCACAGGCCCTGCAGCAAACATAACTGCACTTGATATCACACAATATGAGTCTGCATATTCATGGGGCGACCATGCAAGTGCTGGATATCTAACAAATATTAATGGTTCAAACTTAGGTGATCTATCTAATGTTTCTAGTGCATCTCCAAGTACCAACCATGTACTAACATGGAGTGGATCACAGTGGGTTCCATCTGCTGCTCAAGGTGGTGGCGGCGGTGTTGCAGTTCAAGAGGAAGGAACTACTGTAGGATCTGGCATAACAACAATTAATTTTGTTGGAGGATCAATAAGTGCAACTGCCTCTGGTGCTGGAGCAACCATCACAGTTACGTCAGCTGGTGGTGGTGGAGGTGTATCAACAACTGGATTTGGAACATACACTGCAGCTGCTGGAGTAGAAACCCAAATTGATTCATGGTCTAAGGTTAGTTACTCTGGTGCAGAATATACGTTTATGATTGGTCTAGGAACATATAGACAATCACAAAAAGTTCTCATCATGCATGATGGAACTACAGCGTTCTCACAAGAATATGGCATCATGTTCTCTCCAGAACAACAGGTGTCTATTGCAGCAACTATGAGTAGTAATAACGTCGTGGTTAAGTTCACACCAGAGGCAGGGATATCTGGATTATCCACATATCGATTCGTCAAGACTTACATTGAGAGCTTATGATCCATACTAACAACGTCACCCATGATAGAACAGGGATGGCCGTCGTTCCGACTGGAGCCAATGAAAAGAAAGCATACTCTATCAAATGTTACACCAAGGAAGATTGGGTTTTCATCCACGAAGAACTCAAGAAAGATGGTTCATTAGAGGATAACATCCCCGATCCATCTATTGTTGTCACAGATGAGAAACTTCATAGTGATACTAGAGGAACTTACATGTTGACTGATGCGGAAGCAGAGGATTTAAGAAAACATGAGAAGGTAGAGTTCGTAAACATAGATTACTCAGCATATCCAGGCAATTATTCTCCTGATCCTAGAGATGTAATTACTGGAGTTCAGAGATTTGATAGATTCGGTAAGTCAGTATCAAATTATAGAGCATTTAATACTGCCCCATCAACACCACCCACATCTCAGGCTGGTATTGGTGCATCAGATAAGAACAGAACTGGTTATCAAATACTAAGACACACACAGAAAGAAAACCCTTGGGATGCAACATCCACTGGCATTAGTGGATCTGATCATATTATTCTTGAAAGAAGAATATTTCAGTTAGGTGATGGAACTGGAGTGGATGCAGTGGTGGCTGATGATGGATTCTGGGTTGCACATCCAGAATTTGTAACGACTGCCGATGATCCTGTAGGATGGTCAACAGGAAATGTATTGACATGGAGTGGCATATCTACAACACCAGGCACATCTGGGGTTCTGGATCTGGTTCTTGATGCACCATATTATATTGATCCAGACTTTTTCAATAACAATCCATCTTTATTAACACAACGTTGGGATGGCACAACAGTTCCTACAGATTCTGCTGCAAGATCATGGTGGTCTGATGCAAGCCAAAGATCAGTAGGATTCTCAACCATAGGAACTGTGACAGGTATCAGTACGTCCTATACTAGAGCAAGATGTAATGGTAGTAATACCGCAAAGGCAACTAACCTTACTGATCATGGAACTCAGTGTGCTGGTCAAGTGTTTGGTAAGAACTATGGTTCTGCATACAACTGTAACAAGTGGGTGATTAATAGTATTGGTCTGTCTAACGCTGGAATAGGTGACAATGGCCAATTTGATATACAGAAAATTTTTCATCTATACAAACCAAACTACGATAGACACTCTGCAATAACTGGTAAACAAAATGATGATAGAAATCCTACACTATCAAGTAACAGTTGGGGTTATAGATCTACTTCTTGGCAAACAGATGCTTGGTATTGGTACAGACCAGCAAACGTAAATGGTGTAACCGCTACTGGCCAATATACTGTTGGAACTGAACCAGCATTTATTGATACACTAGGAGTTGCTGGTGATGGTGGTAGAATGAAAGGTGAAATGGTAGATAACTCTACAACTGCAAGTGGAAACGAAATGTCAGATGCTGGTGTGATATTCGTATGTGCTTCTGGAAATAGTAATCAAACTCAAACTTCTCCTGGCGATCCAGACTTTGATAACTACTGGCATGAAAGTAGTCAGACAGGAACTTTAGCATCAGCAACTCATTTTGAATTTGGTTTACAATGTTATAATACATTCAACAGAAGAGGATGGCCACAGTCGTTGGGTAAAACTACATCTGGATTATCTACTTCTGGAACTGAATATGCAGCAATCAATGTTGGTGCATTGAATGATCAAATTATTCCTGGCGGATATGCTGGTAGAAATACAGATTATAAAGAAACAATAGTAGAATATAGTGATAGAGGAACAGGCATTGATGTCTACGGTGCAGCTGATGATACGCTCACAGCAGATGGAGAAAATACATCTCAAACATATGTTCACCCAGAAACATATAGTGGATTATCTTTGACTCCATATGATATTGATTTCGGTGGCACTAGTTCTGCATGTCCTACTGTCGCTGGATGGATTACTACTAAACTTCAATATAATAGAGCATGGACTTGGAGAGAAGTGAAGGATTGGCTTAAGAATCAATGCGGCACACAAGACCCATCTAGATTTTATTATGGAGATGACATAACATCTTTCAGTGATACAACTCAACAGTGGGAAGATTATCACTCACTTCAGTCCTATGGACAAGGCCCTGTTGTGATATGGGATGCCCCTACTGGTTCACCCAATGAACCAAAAAAACCTGAGATCAAAATTATAAACTCACCCAACTTAAAATTCAGTGGTGGAGTTGAGATAAAGTTCTCTTAATAAATACTAAAAAAGACTAGCGCAATGGCAGAAAAATCGTTTGGTGTAAAGGATCTTAATATAGTTGGAGCAAGTGGCGACCCAACTATAGAGAGTAACGGCGACCTAAATTTAAAAGC